GTGGTAAGATATTATTAACGGGTGTCCAAAAAATTGGACAGTTCCCCAACGATGGCCATAGGCATCCGGGACTGGCATAGAGTAGGACAGGATGACCAGGGATGACCAGAGATCACCTGACTGGTAATGAGTGCTAATGGATGTTATAAAGCCAAAATAAAAGAACGTACATTTGTACGTCCTAATATTGTGCATATGTGTTGATATTCATTTTGAATGGTGTTGCTATCGATATAGCTGTTATATTTCCAGAGTAGAAACCTGAATTTGTATCATTCAATAATGTGAATCTTAAATATAATTTACCTTTTGATATATAAGCATATCCGGTAAATTTAGTATAAGGTGTTCCAGTGGTCTTGGCTACGAAACCAGTTATAACTGTTGGTGTGGATGTGTATTCAGTACCATGAAAGCACGTTTTGTTTCCTAACGTACCAATATCAACTAAAATAGACCCTCCTGAATAGGTAAGATTACAGTTTAAAAATAATGGATTCGCATAAATGGAAGTTATATTATTATGCACCACGGTTGCAATACTAAGTGGATTGTCGCTTGTTATTCCAGCTGTAAATGTTAAATCATCATTTTCTCTGTGTGCAACATCACAACTTCCGGTTTTAATATACTGTGCCATATACATAGCAATAAAACCTTCACCTATATTGTTAGGATGTATCAGGTCTGATGAGAAGAATGTTTTATCTATTAATGAAAACTCAATATTGTTCATATATCGACCATTTTCACCTAAAAATGGTGCCATCTGATAAGCCGCTAAAACATTGTTAAGTTTACCATAGATATTATAGCCAGTTGTATAATCGTTTGAGAATGTAAACGCAATGCATCCGACATGTACTTTAGCAATTGGGTAAGTATTTTTACAGTATGTTAAAAATGTGCGAATACCGTTTTGAATATCATCATTAGTAAATGATTGGTCGTTATAACCACCGGCGACAACAATATCAGTTATTGTTGAAGGATTTGTTACAGTTCCGGCTAATTCAGTAATTAATGTTAAAAAATTTCTTCCGTCACGTGTTCCGCAGAAACCTGCATTACCTAAGCAATTACTAAAGAAGTTTCCATCACTTATTCCTAGTCTCGTTTTTAGTCTTGTAGGCCAGCCTTCAATGTCTCCGTCCGGAGTGTAACCGTAGCCGTAACTATCGCCAATACATATCATTCTATAAGGTAAACCCTGTAATGATTCTACTGCTTCTTGAGCCAGTTCAGAGTATTCCTTAGATGATTCAGCGTAATTTTTTGCTAATTCTATGTTTGTATCTAATTCGTCAGTTTTATTTTTGACTTGTTTGACTGTTTTAACCAGCCAATCGGTATTTAATTGATGGACATTGGTCCATGGAAAATTATCAAAAATAGCCATATTTGTCCTTCCTAATACACCATAATACAGAAACGGTGTATGAAATCATTAATGATGTAATCATAAAGATCATATTGTGAACGCAGTTTCACTTCTTTTATTGCTACATCCTGAGCATCAGTGATAGCACTGTCACCTTCGACATGGAATGTTTCTGTTGTAACTGTCTGGCCAGTGTCCGTATTGGTCAGGTCAACATTGACTTTCTGTGTCTGGACACCATCAGATGTATTATCATCCCATGCATTTTCATTGGTAGTGGTATCACCTTTATTGGTATAGGTCAGATCTCTGTCATGAATTATTTTACGAATTTCATCACGTTTAATATTGATGAATGGATCATAATCTTCATATAGCACCTGGGCAATACGATTCCAGGTATGTATGCGCTTATTTGACCATACACCAATGGCATTTTTCATGAAATCACTGTCCGGATATAAGATCTCAAGTTCTGCCGTTTCCATCAGAAGATTGTCTATGAAATCGCTTTTGTCTATTTCATCAGGTAATACTATATTATCAAATATTGTATTATCCCATGTGTATAAACCTAATAATGATAATGTGGTATCATTCATAATTAACTTTAACCTCACTTTCATTATCGAAACGATAAGACACTGCCAGATCTAAACCAAACATCTGATTGACTTTATCAATATCACGCTGCATGGTTTCCAGCCATAAAGCTATTTTGGCATTGGTATCAATGTTGTTGGCATTTACTTCATCCACGATCAGACGTTCTTTTTTCTGTGTATTGGCGTTAGGGATGCCAATTTCAGTATTGAACTGGTCTTCAATTGTCTGCAGGTCATTCAATATTTTATCAGTGATATAATTCTGGCCCACATTCTGTGTGAACATAGTCCAGGCTGGATTGCCTTCATCATCCAATAATGATTTATCAATTACTGCCATAGGCTCGCCGCTGGCAACCTTGTCATACATCTTTTTGTATGTTTCAGCAGCTGCTTTATTCTGGCTGAAGAAAATATATGACATTTTGGAATTCAGCAGATTGATACCAGCTGTTTCCAGACATAAAGCCATCAGATCAGCATATGTGGTGACAATATCCATGACGCCACTGTAATTAGGCTGCAGTTTGATGATCTCGCACTGTGTGCCTATCTCAAGTGTTTTAAGCCCGTCTAACAGTGGATTTGCTATGGTCACCATAGTTGGTTGATAAAATACATTATAACCCGTCAGACCGCTCAATTGAGGTATAACACCATATTTATCGGTGTTGATAATAGCAACATAACCATATCCAAATAAAACATATTGGAAATAGTTCATGGCCCATTTATCAGGAATGCCATCAAATTTAAATACACTGATGGCTTTTTCCAGTAAATATTTGGTGTAATACTCGACTAAAGCAGTATTACGGCAATGCACGGATGATGGTGAACGCATTGAATTATACAGATTTTCAAATTCATAATTTGTTGGAATTAACATAGTTCACCTACATTCTAATTTTTATGTTTTTGTTTCTTTTCAATAAAGGTAACAGATAAGTGTCCAGTTCGGTAAAATCTATCGGCAGATATATGAATCCCTGGAAATTATGATCATCATAAATATACCAGTTGCGTGATCTGCTGATGGTTTGTAATCTGAACACTACACCATTATAAACGGATTCAGATACCACACATGAAGTAACTACACCTTGATCATTAGTGGTCATGGATTCTACAACAGCCACATGACCGCTGCCGTCGTTGTTGTCCCAACAACATATGGCACCCAGTTTGGGTTCACTGCCACGCCGGTAACCATCACCCGTATTCAAATACCAGATAGCTGCCTGATTTATGGACAGATTGCAATCAGTGGCATTCAGTAATTCCAGCCAGCGGCCCCAGGCATAGCCGGTGCAGTCTGATAATACTGAACCTGGGCCATATGACGGGGATCCCAGAATACAGCGGTTATATCCGCCATAATTGATATTGATCCAGCGTGGATCTGTATTAGATGGCCGCGTCAGTCTTGGTATAAAACTACTCATAGAAGAAACCAGATGCTAATAAGGAATTGATGCGCCTTTTTTCTTCATCAGTTCCACCGATATTCAATTGTGGGTTGTCCGGTAATATGTAACCTGGAATATTTACAGGCTTACGGACTTTACACAATGGTAATCCTTTATTAGTCACATCACGGTCCGCTATGATTTTAAACATACAGTTTAAAATTGGATTACCATATGATACAAATCCACCATTAGACTGATTATGTCCAGGTGATACAGGAACATTATTCAGTGTGCTGGCAATACCAGCCGTGACGCCTAAAGCATCACCGGTCAATAAGGCCACACCTGTACCAACAGCTGAATTGATCAGACCGCCAACATTTACATCATTGCCTGACAGACTGATCTGTGTACCGTAATTTACATAAGTTACCAGGTCCGTTTTGTATCCGCTGCCACTGCCAAATTTATACCGTATTTCAAATTTAGCCTGTCCGCTGGTGTAATCAGGTGTGATATAAATGGTGAAATCAAAATTGCTGGCTTTTAATAACCGGCTGTTCAATTCAATTGGTCCGGTCAGCGGATGTACTAATACATAACGGCTGAATGGACTGGTCTTGATAAAGTTACCGCGATCAGCCTGCGGATGTACTGGAACGCTGCTGAAATACTGTAACAGTGTTGTGACACCGAGTACACGTGCGGCATATACAGATGTAGCATAAGAGCCTAAATAGATCTGATAACCGTTTCCGCTGTTATTATCGACTGTAAAGGTTGTTGGATACCAACGGCATGATACGATATAATCAGATATTTTATTCAGGGCATTTATGACACCTCTTTCAAGGTTACCCCACCAGCTTGAACCGCTGTTGGCATAAAAGTTATGCAATAAAGTAGTAAACTGGGCAGGTGTCAGCTGATAATAGATAACACCATTCTGTGATGCCTGATCATAACCCTGAACACCTAAAACATAATATCCGGAATTAAAACCACTGAATGTCAGATCGGTTGATCCGCTGCCTAATGCGGTTAACGTGCTGGCCTGGGTATCAGCAGTGACTGGGAATAAGGTGTCAACCAGTTCACCATTGGATTCATATGCAGATCTCAAAGCATATACATCACTGTTACCAATAACCGTGCGGTATGTTCCTAATACATCAATGTTACAGTAACAGATCCAGGTGCCTTTATTGAATACTATGTCATTTATGAAATAATAACGGCTGAAATCCGGTATGTAACAATAATTGAAATTTATTGGATTGTCCTTCAATTCAATTATAGGATTGATGATGCTGCTAGGTGATTTGATGAAACATGTAAAACTGGTGCCGGTTGCTGTCGGCACCTTGGTACTGTTTTCATTCTTATTGAAATTGAAAAATGTTATGTTCATTTAGTCCTCCGATCTTTTTCCAGCCACGCGCCGCAGGAGAATAAGACGGCGCATGACCGGACAAATAGAAGGAATATAAACGCGTACGAAAATGGGGGCTAAATAACGCGTTTAATCCAATACTAATAAGATACCTTTTTCAGTGACATCATTCTGATACTGAATACGGACATTATTAAACAGATTATAATACTGTCCCTTTGCATTGTATGGTGATGCATCAAGGGTATCCTGATAAATGTTGTAACCTACGGCATCACGGTCAAACATGACACCAACGACATCAGACACTGCCTGATTAGTGGCGTTTGTTACTACTGCACCGGTGCTGTCAATGTAAACAGGTGTGACGGAAATATCATTAGGTGTCTGAATATTCTGCCAGTATGAAACTGCCTCAGTTTCAGCCAGTGACAGATAATTATTGTGATATGTGTCTGCTAATACTTCGGCTTCCATGTGTGATAACAGATCTGCATCAATGAAGATACGCTGATCTTCAACAGGTGTATGTCTTAAGATTGGCATACCTGTAATAGGCTGCTGGAATAATTCAGAACGTTCTGTCATCATCCTTGATAATGTGTTAACTCTGGCATACATCCATCTGACAAATGCCGGATAATTGGCCGGCTGTCTGACGGTCTGTGCAGTTAATGATAAACCGGTTGCAGTATTGTATTCAGTTAATAAGTGAATGACATGTCCGGTGCCTAAAACATTTAATGCACCCATGAAGTTGACCAGTGTGATTCTGGACATTTCTTCCAACCACTGTTCACGTTCATTAGCAAAATGTGTCATCAATCCTGACATGAATCTTGCAAATTCTTCAGGACCACTGAAAGCCAGTTCCAGCTGACGGGTAGTGATAGTATACTGTCCCTGCCAGAGGTCTGAACCGACATATCTGGTTTCAAGTACTTTAGGCTTTCTGATACTGAACTGATCAACGGTTGTACCTTCAGTCAGTGTGAATGATGGATTGCTGATAGGATCGCGATCAGCAAATGATAATTTACGGATGATACCACCCCAACGTTCAGCACTGTTTTCAAGGCCTTTGAACTTACGGTCATAAGGTCTGACGGCTACTAATGTACGGCCGATGACCTGGCTGATAGCGTTCAGAACTGGTTCATATCCATTCTGTAATGTGGCCTGTGCCACTGAAATAAAATCAACAGTATTTACAGGTGTCAGTACTTTTCTGCCGGTTGCCTGTAAATGTAATTCAGCGATTAGTGCATAAGCATCCTGGATGCCCATTGTATTTACTGCCATTAGTTTTTACCTTCCTTTACTTTTTTGGTGGATTTATGACGCTGGCCAGAATCTTCTGCGCAATATCTTCATTTGATGGATTTACGTGCATACTGTCATGCTGAATGAAATATTTTTCCATCTGACCGCGTAACGATTTTACTTCATCCAGTAATGAACTGATAACGGTATCATTGGAATTAGTAACCGGCTGCGGTTCGTCTGCAATTGGCTCTGGCTTGTTTTCCGGCTCACTGACAGTGATTTCTGCAACATCTGACTGATTGTAAGCGTTTATTTCTTCATCACTGTATCCGGCTTTTTTCAGCATCAGATAATCTTCAATCTTCATTTTCATTTTTCTGTTCCTTCTTTCGTAAATGTTATGCTGTTGTTTTCAATCTTAATAACCTTTAACAGATCGCCGGCTTTGATGGTGATTGATGGTTCTTCCGGTTCCGGTTCAGGCTTTTTTTCATATCCATTAAATCCGCCGTTGATAATAATGTCCGGAAAATCAGCATAACATATGTCACCATCAATCTTCTTACCGTTTATGGTGGTACTGCCATATTGCCACATGTCATATCTGAATGACACACTGGGCTGTGTACTCTGCCAAAACGCTAGCCATCTGGTATATGGATCTAATTTACTATTATCCAGTTTGTTAACAAAATAATTGTAATTAGCATATACGCCTACAAAATATCCCATATCTTCAAGTGTTTCACAGAAACCAATGATGCCAGCTGTGCTGCATGTGCTTTCTTCAACATCAATGTAGATTGGATATTCAAATTTACGACCTTTAAGACAGTTGTCATAAAGGAACTTCCGTTCAGCTTTTCCATCTTCTGTGGTTCCAGCTGTACTGTAATAATATACACCTACTGGAAAATTAAGCCGTTTAGCCTGGTCATAGAATGCATTGAAATGTGCATCTTTATACATATAACCGACTGATACGGATGCTTTTTTCCCACGGTATGTACCGGCCCCTCGCAGGATCGCATACTGCTGTCCGGCATTCTTCATTTCTGCGATGGTGGAATTATCATTCCACTCACTTAAATCAACACCGTTTTTATTCATTGGTAGTATGTCCCTGGATCATTTCTTTCAGACTTACTAAAGCCAGTGTGTTTTCCTGGATTACTTCTTTTAATGCGTTGGTTTCTTCCTTATGTGTATCCAGCTGCTTATTGACATACCACATCAGGATAAGGGACACCATAATTGGAAATCCGGTGGTTGAGATCCGCTGTAAGATTGCGTCTAAATTTTCCATGTTTATCACCTCATATCGAAGGGATGTTCTTGCACTTCGCCTATGCATGACCACCGGTTCGGCCGGTTGCGATACGGTCACATCCCTTCACCTTAATTATCATTAAAAAAAGACCTTTTATCAAGGTCTATTACCATATATTGAAATATTTTTCAAGTAGCCGTTTATACAGATAGCTTTCAAATTCAATCTTACGGTTCAGATATGCCAGCCAGATGGAATAATGATCCCTCGTGAATCGCTTTAATTCCATTGGACTGGTGTCATATTGTGGCATGGTTCCTGATTGATGCCCACATACATACCATAGCTTTTTTGATTTGTGCTTGTAGATAGCTAATTCACCAACCATGGTTATCGGTCTGTACTCTTTCAGGTTGCGGCTGGCAATGTCCTGCATTTCTTCTTTTGTAAATTCATTATCCAGGGCCATGCGTGAAAAATCACTGTTGACACCTGCCAGTTTATACAGGGATGTCTGGGCTTTCCGTTCACCTATCGGTGTTTTGTCCAGCAGGATCATGGTCAATGCTCTGTTAGGAAAACTCTTGATCTGCTGACCGTTCTTCAGCATCTTTTCACACACCGTGACCAATTGCAATTCAATAAACAGAGGATTGGCCAATATATTACTGTTGGATAATGCGATGACCTTCATCGGCCGTAAACCTTTTAATTCACGGTTACGCGCTATGGTTTCGATAGCGTTCAGAAAAGCGTGCCGTTCTTCCGGGATTGGTCTTTCATGCTTTTCACCAATAAATTCATCATAGATCAGACACTGGATGTTTTCAGCATTCCATCCGCGTAAATTAGCCACTGTCGATAACCGTATCATATAGCCAATTGGATTACCGTACGGTTCATAGATCTGTTTATCTTCATTAAACTGTGAACGGTAAACACCGGTTATGTTTTTATTGATTTTATGCATAATGAAACGGTATTCATCACCGTACTCATATTCAAGGGCCTTGAATGGATTCATGTCATCATTCTTCAGCATGTCAATCTGAACCTGAGTACGGCGCATGAATAGAAATGGTATGTTATGCTGGATGACAGTCAATAAGGCACCAAATGTCTTACCTATACCACGGCCACCGGTTATGAATGTATAGGTTTCTGTATTGTCATATAACCATGACATGTTCAAATAGCCTGATGGTAGAAATATTCTGTCATCCATTGTCATTAGCAATCCTTTAATGTGTAAATGGTTGTTGTGCCGGATTTACCATCATATTCCTTGATGTCAGTGATTTCCAGATGTCCGTTCAGCACTGCATCCAGCATTTCGTCATCGTTGAAAATTTCATCAAATTCAGCCACAGCTCTTTTTGGCATGTTGATCTTATAGCCATTAGCTACGATAACCACAGCACGGCCATACTTCTTGCTATCTGTGAAGAAGAAACCTTCAACCTTTAAGGTCTTACCTTCAAATTCCTTTAACTTGGCAAATTCCATGGAATCCAGATCTACATCTTTTTTTAAACTGCTCTTAAATACTCTGTTAAACTTTTCAAACATGTTCATATTCCTTTCTTATTCATTCATGTTCTTTTTATGGTAAATACCATATATTTCATTCTCACTGTACGCTATTTCATAACATCCCTGTAATAAGCGTAAATAATCCGCGGTCAATCCCAATGTGTACGTACTGTCACGGATCACCACATTGTCCGTGATATGTAATGGCCTGCCTTCGGCCTGTATGGTCATATCCACATTGTCATTGAACACACTTTCAGTCCCACCGGCCTTATAGAATATAAAGCCTTCCTTAAAGTTTTCAATCTTTCCTAGTTCCTCACCACCTTTCTTTTTGTTTACACCGGCAATGGTTATATGCAGCTTGCCGGTATGATCTTCCAGGACATACTTTTTAGCGCCCATGGTTGAAAATCGGTTGGGATGTTCATAACCTTCATTTTCAAACACACCCATATAATGGATATTGCCGGCATTGTCATAAGCATATGCACCGTTTTTCTTACTGTCTTTGATGCGTTGTCTGTTGTATGCTGTCAATGATATTTTACCCAAATACTTTACACTGTCTGTATCACAGTAAACGAAATCATGACCGGCTACATCTATCATTTCATGCAGACGGTAACGCCGCCAGGCGGTTACCCACACACCCCATGCATAATTAAGAAATGCTTTATGATTGGATATGTTCAGTAATTTACTGACCGGTTCATCACGCTGGATGAAATCACCGTCAATGAAATCAATACTGTCTTTAACAGGATCCTGTGCCGTCATGCCATAACACCGGTTCAGGCGCCGCTTATTAGCGCAATAATACACATAGCGTTCATCATCAGGTGATATGTGTTTCAGTTCCGTCTTTATCCTGTAATACTTCATGACCACATCCGTCAGCTGTTTTGGCAGCGGTTTATATTTCCGGTAATAAACTTCAAATGGATCAGATGCATCAAAATCATAATGGTCCAGTACGATACGCAGATCAATATCCGTCAATGTTGTTGTAAGCATCTGCCGGGATAATATACGGCCATTGTCATATTCAGCTCCCACGATGTCGCGGCATTTGTCTTTAGACAGATACGGCGCACCGTCAAACATGTCACGCAGTTTAATATCATAGAAGGTGATACGCATCAGCAAGGCATATGATTGATTAGACATCATGCGCCTTATATCCTTTACGGTACATGCCGGTACACGATAGAATTTTGACATCGGAAATTTACAGTTGACCATTACATCCGGATAACTTGATACACGGTCAACGGATGAAACATTGTCCAATATTATATTAGCCAGCCACCTATTAGCATGTGTATCACCACCGCGGAACCGTTCATGTAACATTCCATATACTTTAACATCCGGCAACATGCCCATAAGCTGATTGTGGTTAAAACCTTCCATGGAACGTTTCACATCACGTCTTACATAACCGGTGGCTGTCAACGGTATGGATGCCACGGTATCATTATCCACTGTCATCATCTTTCGTATAGCCTGTGTCAGACCTTTAACGTCATTGATGCAGTACATGATCTCATCATGTGACAGTTCAGTCCAGGGATAACGGATCTTGTTATAATCATATGTCAGTTTCTTGTTCTCAACATTCATCTGTTTCAGGAACTTATCCAGTGACAGATTAGTAAGATAATATGAACATCGGAATTCAAAGTGATCAAACATTGTAAATTTCAATACCTTGCGCGGTTCTGTCCGGAACACTTCACCTGGTTCAAAATCATATACACCTTTGACAAATGAGAATTCAAAGGATGCATTATGTATGTATACCCGTAACCAATAATCGCCGATATATTTCTGTATGTTGTCTAGCATCGTAAAGAATTCATCCCAGGTACGGCCAATAACCGTACATTTATCTTCTATCTGGAATTGCCATATATACATGAACGCTTGTTCGATATCCGGTAACCTGGTTGTTTCAATGTCAAACCGGCATACACAATCAAGATACTGTTTTTCATGCTTTTTAGGCCTTCCGCTTTTACGCTTACATGGTTTTATCCTGGTAAATATACTGTAATCCAATTGATCAATGGTTATGTAATCATCCATAATTCTTGGAACCGCTTTTCTTTGGTTTCTTTCTTAAATTTAATTTACCTGGTGTATATGTCTTACCTTTGCTTAAAGCTTTTTCTGTCATTTCATCAATATGCTCGCTCCAGGCTTGCATATTCATCAAAAGCTGTTCTTTGGATAATGGTTTACGCGAACCTTCAATTCTGTTGATTTCCTGGGCTACTTCTGGTGAGCCATATATTTCTGCCAATGCCTTATAATATGTATCTTCCATTGTACCCAGAAATTCAACAATATTACCACGGTTAATATTAGTATATCCAGCACCTTGCAATTGATTAATGGTTTTAGCTAACTTCCGTTCAATGTCCTTTTTGTATAACGCTGGCCTTAAACGTTGCAATTGTTTTAACGCGCGTTTTAAATCCTTGGTTAATACGTTACTACCTAATTCCTTCAATGGCTTAGCCATGGCCAATGCGTCAGACCGGCCTTTCAGCCATTTACCGTATTCCTGCTGACGCTGTCGGGCCATGGATCTGATTGATGATGCCATCTTTGAATACTGTGTTCTGATCTGCTGCTGTCTTTTACTTTTTGCCATAAATCACCCTTTAATTATCCCTTATTAATTCTCTTATTTTTTCTAATGTATACATTGGTGTGACCAATATATCAAAATCCTCAGGTTTATTTTCTTTTTTAGGATTACGTTCCAGAAAATAACGGTGTACGCGTGCTAATCCATCCAATGTGACATACTCATATAAATCATAATACGGATAGACGAAATTTATATAATGTAAGAATAAATCGTCACCTAACAATACCAGTACATGCGGCAGTGATAGCCTGGTGGCCTTGATCTTTGTACGTTTAGGCATTCCAATTTACCACCAGCCAGAATACTTCAATGGCTACTAATAGGCCAACAGCCATGACTAATGCCCATATGATGGTATATAGTTCCTTAATTATTTTCTTCATTGTCTTTCTCCCAGTCTTCTAACAAATCCCACGCCGTATCATAGCCGTCACCCACATAATAATTTTTGCCATTTATAACTTTGTAAAATTTCTTTCCCCAGTTTTCTATCCATTCAACAGGAATCGCTTTTACTTCAAACTGTGGTGAATCTATATTGCTTCGTACATCTAACAAACTGAAATGAATATCACGTGGATTCCATCTGTTTTCGATATAAAAGTCGAACATATCGTTGATAAACTTATCTCTATCTATTAGTTTCATTTTTCTTTTTCCACTCCTCAAACATCTTCTTATCTCTCTCGTCTGCCTCTGCACCAACGATGATACAAGCCCATACAGTCATTATTACGAATCCTACTAACACTCCTATCAAAAACAATATCAAATTAGTCAACAGCATCCATCCA